ACAAATTAAGTTTTGTTAGATTAACATTACCAATGTTAATTCCATTATCACTAAAATATTTTGGATTTAACTTTTTTGGCAAAGAAATTTGCACCTCAAAGTGAGACGTTGTTGCTGGATGCAATAATGCTGATTTAATATCCGATACACTCTTTGGTGAGGGCATTTATAAATACTTTTTGACCGTATATATTATGTAGTAAGGATAATGGCAGAAAGTATTAAAAGCTTATACAAACCATCATATCCTCAAAAATATAAAGGCGATCCAAATAATATTATTTGTAGAAGTAGTTGGGAAAGAAAATTTTGCAATTGGTGTGATCATAACCCAAGTATTATCTCTTGGGCATCAGAAGAGTTTTGCATTCCCTATTACAATCCAGTCAAACAAAAAGTTTGTAGATACTTTCCGGATTATCTCATTAAAGTTAAAGAACAATCTGGTGCAATTAAGACTTATGTAATAGAAGTTAAACCAAAGAAGCAAACTATTCCTCCACAAAAAAAGTCAAGAATCACCAAATCATATCTTTATGAAGCACAAACGTTTGCAGTGAATCAGGCTAAATGGAAAGCAGCAGAGGAATTTTGCAAAGATAGACTACTAGAATTTAAGATTATAACAGAATCAGAATTAGGACTTAAGTAATGGCAGAAGGTTTTGGTCAATACGTAGGAACAGGAACTGTAAGAACCAAAGAACTTCAGAAAAGAGTTTTAGAATCTGGAAGTACAGATCCAGAAGATATTATGATGTTGATTATGGACATTTTTAAGGAAGAAGTGTTATATCCAGAACCAGGAAAATATTACACATTTCTCTATAAACCAAAAACTCCAGAGATAGAATATGACCAACACCCTTTGATTGCCTGCACAGAACTTTATAAATGGGGGTTTAAAGGAATCAATTTTCATTGGAGAGAAGGAAGACAATATACATGGGAAGAAGTAATTGGTAAATTGCACGTCGTAAAATATAATGAACTTGATGAATTACTTGCTTTGCAGTATGGAAAATTCCGTCTAAATAAATAAAAAACTCTTTATAAATGTCTCATACTCTACGAAAAATTGAGATGAATAATCCTCTTGTAAATGAGGAGAAGTTTTAATGCCACAATTAAACGGAAATACTTACGAAGCAATTTCTCCGATAAGAGAATTGACAATTGAGGGAAAAAAATATGATGTGAGGACCAGAGTCGTTTATCAAAATAATGGGAGAACAGGAACAATTAATGGTGATAGCGGAACACAATATGAATTTCAATACAAACAAAAACCAGATATTGGTAATCCAACACCATCTTGGATTCCTTTAGCAACACGGAGTCAAGATAAAAATACTAATAATGGATGGGTTTTTACTAATGCTGCTGGTCCAGGATTTAAAAAAGAACTTGTTAAACCTGGACAAAATAGTTTAACATCGCAAATGGATGGAGCTGCTCAAAATGCTCTTGCAAAAGATGCTAATGTTCCAGTTGCAAGAGCTCAACAGGTATTAAAAACAGCACCTAATAAAGAATTACCAACCACAGCAGCAAATCAAGGTGTAGCAGCACCAGCAGGTGGCGGAAATGAAAGTCAAGTTGGAGCAGGAGCATCAACAACAACATCATCTGAAGATTGGAACAAAGCTGTTGGAAACTCCTCTAAAAGTAGAATCGCATTTCCTACATTATATTACCCTCTTGCGATGAGAACATCAAAGCAAGATAAAATTCATTTTGAGATGGTAAAATATTCACCATCAACATTTTCTTCTGCCTCAGGTCAATTTGGATGGAACAGAGCTTCTGATAGAAAAAACAGAGAAGTTATTGGAAATGTATATTTACCAATTCCATCAGGAATAACAGAAACGACTGGTGCAAAGTGGGGAGAAGATGAAGCTGGTCCAGGAAAAACCGCTGCAGCAAACATAGCAATGGGTGGTATCACTGGCGGCGGTGAAGGATTTACAAAAGCAATTGAGGGTCAATTGGGAGCACTTCAAGGAGCCTCTGGAGATGTAAAAACTGCAATTGCTGGTCAAATTGCAGGTGAAGCATCTGGAATTGGTGGTGGATTATTAACTAGAATGACTGGAGCCGTTCTAAATCCAAACTTGGAACTATTATTTGGAGGAGGAACTTTAAGACCTTTTAATTTTACATTTAAATTATCAGCAAGAAGTCAAGAAGAAGCAAAACAAATCATAGGTATTATTCGCTTCTTTAAACAAGGAATGGCACCACAAAGATCGGATTCCAATTTATTTTTAAAGTCACCACACACATTTAGGATTAAATATTTACATCAAGAAAAGGAACACAAATACCTTAATAAATTTAAAGAGTGTGCTCTACAAAATTTCACTGTAGATTACACTCCAGAAGGACAATATGCAACATATTATGATGGTATGATGGTTTCATATCAAATTACAATGCAATTCCAAGAACTTGAGCCAATCTTTAATGAAGATTATGGTCCAGGCACAGGTTCAGGTGGACCAGACACAGAAATAGGTTTCTAAAATGGCAAATCCTTACTTTCGCAACATACCAAATTTTGAGTATGTAAACAGAGTTGATGAAAATAAAAGTTCTGTTTCTTATGTTGCTGTAAAAAATCTTTTTAAAAAAGGTAAGCTTAGAGATGATATTCTCTATGCCTCTACTATATTTGAGAAATATCAAGTCAAAGGTAATGATCGCCCAGATAATGTTGCATATGAAGTTTATGGAGACTCCACATTAGATTGGGTCGTTTTACTCTCAAACAATATCTTAAATGTACAGACAGAGTGGCCTATAGCACAAGAAGCGTATGATTCTTATCTATTAGAAAAGTATGGTGACTATGATACATTGTACAATGGGATTCATCATTATGAATCAAACGAAGTTAAAAATAGTCAGGGAGTAACTATTTTTCCTGCAAGACTTCGTGTTGATTCCACTCAGAGTGTAAGTTATTATGATTACTTCCAAGACGTTCAGATAACCATTGACAATGTGGCGTCACCAGTCACAAATTATGAGTATGAAGAAAGAATCAATGATGAAAAAAGAAATATTTACATTCTCAAACCACAATATCTCAATGTTATATTTGATGATCTGGAAGAAATGATGGCATACAAAGAAGGTTCCACTCAGTATGTGAGTGAAACCTTAAAACGTGCTGATAATATCAGACTTTATGAGTGATCAACTTTCTGCAAGTTTCTGAAAATAAGAAAGAGCATCATCTTCATCCTCATCTTCTTCTTTGCTTACAACAGGAAGTGATGGAGTCTTGGAACGACTGTAAGATTGTTCAATTTCTTTTACAACCGAACTCTCAACTTCATTCTGGACGTAACCATCGTATTCAGTTTCTTCATCAACAGGACTTACGCGAGTAGAACCTTTTTGACCAAGAACATACTTCAGACGACGCTCAAGTTCGTCATAGGTCTTAAACTGAGATACAGACACAAGATCAGTAAGAGAATATTCTTTTTTCCAAAGAGATTCCAGAGCATCATCATCACTCAAAAGAGGACCAGGAGACTCAAATTCTGATTTATCATAGTTCCAATAACCATCAACTTTACGAATTTTCAGTTTAAAATTCGCACCTTGCCAGAAGTCAAAAGGATTGATAGGAGTTTCATCCTCAAATTCTGGTTGCATTGCTGCCATAACTTTATCAAAAATTTTCTTACCATACTTAAACAAGAAAACTTTTCCTTCGTTATGAGGATTGACGGGATCTTTAACAACGTAAATGTTTGAGTAGTAAGACAGTTTACGTTTTTGTTTACGAACAGTTTCTTTATCCTTATCACTACCACTGCTCCAGAGTTCACGATTGTGTTCCGAAACAGGATCTTTTTGACCGATAGTGGTCAAGGAATTTTCAATATACCAACCACCAGGACCTTGGAATGCATGGGAATACATTTTTGCCCAGGGAACTTCTTCACCTTCTGGTGCAGGAAGAAAACGGACAACTGCAAAACCGTTTCCAGTTTTATCAAGTTCTGGTTTCCAGAGACGATCATCATCTCCACCAGTGGTTGCGTTCATCTTCTCTACCTCTTTAACAAGTTTTTGCGTAAGAGAACCAAGAGAAGATTGTTTTTTAAGATCAGCAAAAGACATTTGGATTACCTCGGATTGTGTACAGATTTGGCTTTTTGTACTTCGTTATTCTATGAGATTTAGTGAGATTTGTCAATGGACTTTTTCATAAGGTCTAATACTTTAGACATGTCATTAAAAATAACGTTCATATCTAAATCAGAAGGAAGTCCCATCATTGTTGCAGAATTATGAATTTTTTCTTTCATCTCCACTGCTTCTGGATCATCAGACAAACTTAGTCTTGTGTAAAGAATTTTTTGTTTGTTCAAAAGATCTTCCAGAAGATTTACATGTTCAAATTTTTTATCATTAGACATAAATGGAAATTGTAAAATTCCACTATAAACTTCTTCTTGAAGTCTGGAAATTTCTGCCATCTCTGATCTAACAATATCAGATTTGAAAAAACTCATGAATCCCCCAAAACGACTTCTTTTAAAATCTTTTTATAACGTTGCACATCGCTATTTAGAAAGGAAGAATATTTTTTGATTCTTAAACTTACGGTTTCCCACACAGGATCTTTCAGTTTCTTATCAAAATCCTTTCCAAACAGAAATATTTTATCATAAATTACCAAAGTTTCAAGACTAATTTTTCCGTTCAAGAAATTTTTTAGAACTGGTGGATGACCTTTGGAACAATCAAAAACATCATCTACTTTTTTATCCTGAAATAAATTTTGGGTTTCTTCTTTAAAGATATAGGAAAGAGATTGAGTTCTTTTTTTCCAATCGGAATAACGACTGTCTCCTTCTTTTATAATTTCACCAATCCACAATCTACTTGGATCAGTGCATGTAATAAAGTTTGATACAAAAAACTCTTCAACTTCTTTATCTGTTTTCTGTCTCGAAACTCTCTCAAACCAAAATCTATCTTTACGCTTATAAAACGATTGAACAGTTGCTTTACTTTTACCACAGTATTTGTGATAATCGTAACTGTCTTTGGTGAAATGATTTTTAAGAGACAAATAACATTTATACGCTTCAAATGGACTCATTATCATAAAGGTAGTTTAGCCCTGGAACTTTTTTTAAGAAAATTTAGTTGCATTGCTTCACACTTAAGTTTTTCCTTAAGTGGTTTGGAAATCAGTTTTGGAACAGACTCAATATCAATTGAATTCATTTCACAAAAATGAATAATTGCGTCAATATAATTCATGTCTGTTCGATTATGAACAAGTTTTTCTATTTCTTGAGCAAATTTTGTTGGACAGAAAAATTTGCTTTCAAATGCCTTTTCTAGTTCATTGTTCATTACTAATATTGTTGTGTACAAATTCTTTAATATACCGTACTAGTAACTTAATATAATCCCCTTTGTTTCTTTTGTCAAATACTTTGACTTCACCACCAGGAG